TGTTTTTTGTAATACTGAGCTTGTTTTAAACGCTCTTTGGCGTCTGTTAACTGCTCTAAAAACTCAACTTGACCTGCTGCATCGCCAGATTGCGCGGCTTGCAACATTTTCATTTTTGCATACTCAACTCTGGTAGCCTCATCTTCGATGGACTTATCTAGTTGTGCAAACTGATATGATGCTGCTGCGTTTTCTACTTTGGCTAAACGTTCAGCCAACTCAGCGTTGCGGCGCTCAAGTGCGCTAATTTTGTTACGAGCTGTTGCGTCTCGTTGTTTGTTTAATTCTTTTTTGAGTCTACGCTCTTCTCTGCGCGCTTCACGAATCCGTTCCCGGTCTTCGTCTGTTTCGTTTTCGTCTTGCTCATTTGAAGAATCTTCTTGATCTTCGTCAGGTTCTTCTGATTCCTCAGCCTTTACTTCTTTTTTAGGCTCTTCTTCAGCATCAGCAAGAAGATCTGGTTCCATTTCATACGCTACCAGTGCGCTTCCGTCAGTTTGTTCTTTGACGGGAATGTCTTTTTCATTATCTGCCATAATTTTCTTTCAAAATTAGTCTACAAACGCTTTCATCTTTTGCGCATGCTCAAACGACTTGATGCGTGAGATGATTTCACGTGCCTGGATGGTAATAAACACCACGGGGGAGCCATCATCATCCGGATTAACAACAAAACGGTCACCGCCGTACTTGATGGTCCTAACCAAATCACCAACTTGGCACCAAGGGCCTTCAATCCAAGGCTCTAAGGTATCTGGCGACTTATATGCTAGTGGGCCAATCTGGCGTACTTTAGCTACAGTCTCGTTAAAACGTAACGTCTGTCGGGTCTCATCTACGAGGATAATTCCACCCTTACTTTTAGCTTTTTCGCGTCTTAGTTGGACTAAAACACGATCCCCGGCTACTTCAATACCTGGATCAATGTCTGGAAAGCACTCGGCTTCCGAGCGAAGATCTGGGTCTTCCTTTTGTGATAAATCAAATGCCATGCGGCATCTCCTTTCTTAAATCTTACGATTCGTCTTCGTCGTCTTCTCTTAAAATTTCATCAATGATGTCTAATACCTCTTTAAATCCCTCGAATCTACCAACTAAACGCTGGTAATCATCAAAAGAATTAACATTAATGCCGGCGGTAAGAGTAATCGCCAGTTTTGCTTGTTCGTCTCGCGTACGCGAAATAATTTCAGATATAAAGTCCTTCATAATCTTACTAATGCAAGGTTATGAAGGAATCCGCCCTAAAATCAATAAAAATTGCCGCCGCCAATATCTTTGAGGTTTTTATCTTGACCAACTTTGCAATCTTTAGCCATTTTATTTTGGGCTGCGCCCTTTTTCCAGTTGTTATCCCGGTGGCTGCCAGAAGCGCCCTTATCAAGGCTTTTTTCGCCGGGGCCGCCGCCGTAACCTACATGACCAGTTTCTTGGTAAACTTGGCGAAAACCTTTTAAATTCTCATCAGACATTTGTTGCTCCTGTTGGGGGTGTGGGTGGTTGTAAACTTGCTTGTTGCTGTTGTAATGCTGCTTGGTTTTGTGCATCTACTGCGGATTGCTGTTGCGCCAACATAGCGTCAGCTTGTTTTTGTGCCATTTGTGTTTCATGTGCAAAACGTTGTTTCTCTATCTCAATTCCATGGTCACGAATGCTACGTTCGGCTTCGTTAGTTGCCTGAATAGCTAGTTCATTTTGCTCTCGCTGCATGGCAAGATGGTCAGCAGCCAAACCAGCACCGGCTGTAATTGAAGCTACACGCTCTTTAGCGGAATTGTTAATGTCCGCCAATGCAATTTGCGTTGCATTTTTTTGTGAATCAATAGTTGCTTGGGTTTCGTATTTAGCCTGTAGGTCAAGCACTTGACGTTGCAGTTCAGCAATCTTAAGTTCGTAGTCTTGTTGCTGTTTAGCTGTTTCCATCTGCATTCTAGCCTGAGCTTCAGCTTGTTTACGCTGGGTTTCAGCCATTTGGGTTTTGAGAATAACCTGAGCGGTTGGATCAGACTCAGCTTGAACTTGACGTTGTTGCTGTTGAGCTTGTTGTACTTTTTGCGCCAACTGTTGGATTTGTTGAACAAACGGTTGCATTGTCATTTGCGCATCTTGTGAAACCATTTGAGCTGCTAAAGCCAAAGCCTGTTGCGATTCCACATCTAATGGTTTTTCTTGGTGTAACTCAAGCACATCGCGCCCGCCTGAAGCCTGCGCTACGTAACCGCGCATAGATTGCAAATAATGCAAGGTTAAATGTTGTTTGATATGCTCTAAGGCATGGGGCGCAAACGCCGGGCCAATTACAGGGTTCCCACCATATGCAGGATCCATAGCATACTGCATATGGATCTTGATGTGGCTGATGTGATCTTGATCGGGGTACGCTGCTGCTGGTCGACCCATAGTCATCGACACGTTTTCCAACGCTGGGTTGGATTCTTTTGCACCTAACGGATTTGGTAAGACCTCATCAATTGCGGGAACTTTAAGCTGCCCAAGGATTCGGCGGTATACCGCACGAATGTCAAACATATTGGGCGGTGCTGCCTGAGCCATTTGCAATAGCGCTTGGTTTTGTGCCAAACGTTGTGTCTCAGAAAAAATATTAGGATCAGATACTGGGCGTACGTCGTTGTTGTATGCAAAGTCACGAACCTGGATTTCTTCACCAGACTGATTGTCCATCTCTGCCAAGTACCAATGATTGATACGGGAAATAATTGCCAGCGATTTAGCTTGGCTGCGGTGCATACGCGCGTGGATGCTAGAGAACACCTTAGCGCCTTGTTCAATAAGCGCTTGCACTGTGCCAACAGGGGTTTCAGTGCTAGCATCGCCAATCTTTTCTTCTGCGGTGGTTACTACACCTTTAGCTGCGTTGGTTAACCAACCCATCAACTCCAGCAATACAGAGGACGGTGGATTGAATGGCATAGCCATTGCAATCTTGCGAACATCGTCTACTCCCGGTGCGCCTTCGATCTCGACGACTTGCGTAGGTTCGATTCGATCGCTTTGGCCACCAATTCTTCCACCTTTGAGTTTAAGTAAAGTTTGAGAATTGTTAATATGCGCGGCATCAAGAAGAGCGCGGAGAGCACCAGTAAGAGCAGCTGATAAACCGCCGATAAGATGAGGCAGCCCAATAGCATAGGCACCACGCCAAGGAATGAACTTAAATTCGACATACCAGTCCAGTTTTTCAAACTTCTCATCATTTGCTTCCCAGTTACGATACAGACCTAAAACTTTGTTTGTGGTCTCATCAATCATCAAAATATATGGGGCGCGCTGACCGTCTGTCTCTGCGTCTTCTTCCAAACGCATGAAACATGTAATCTCGTAAACACGACGCAATCCGTCAATGTTTTTAGAAGGCATGTCTTTGCCTTCAATCTTGTTGTTTGCCTTTTCAGATCTTGTCTGGTCATTTAACGGCGCGTCAGACGAGTATTCGCTATCAATGTCAAGGTAGATACCCGCCTCGACACGTTGCAAGAATGTGTCTTCGGTAATGTCTTGTACTTCAGTTACACGCTGCGCTGTGTAGAAGTTAGTTGACGAGTATGGTAACAAAATGTTATCAATTGGTACCCATTCGCATAATGGTCGTTTTTGCTCTTCGTCCCAACGCCATTTAAGGAACTGCGAACCACCTAACGGCAACTGAGTTAACAGTTGTTCCATCTCGTCGCGGTACTCTGGCACCTGCTCGGTTAGCTGCCAGTTAAGGAAGTTAACTTTGCGATCTGCTGTTTCTTCTTTTAAGCGGTTTGCTTCGCCTTTAATATTTGATTTAACTAAACCGTCTGGCGGAAGAAGTTCTTTAGCTGCCGAAGCCGCGAAATCAACGCAAGCCTCTGCCATAACTGGATGTACCACTTTGCTAGCGCCATCAAACGTGGCACCGCCTGGTGCGTCTTTACCAAGACCTGTTCTTCGTAATCCTTCTTCATACTGTTTGTCTCTTTGTGTGCGTGATTCTTTGTCTACATCAATAAGGTCTAAATACTCAACGGCTAAATTCTGTAATGTCCCTTCGTCCATGCTTTCTGCCAAGTTGGCATAAAACTCTGGATTTTTACGTGGGCCTTCTTTGGGTTGAAAATTTACAACAACCGAACCATCTTCTAGCTCAACAACTTCCGATTCAACATCACTGGGCTCAAGACCTAAAGTTTCCTCATAGTAATCCATCTCGACGTCTTGCATCTGAGCTTCTCTGATGTTTTCTTGATTTTCTAGACCGGGCAGGTTTGCACCCGTCTGCATAGGAAGTATTGGATTTGCCATGTTTTATTTGAAAAACTGGTTAAAGGCTTTTACTAAAGCTGGATGGGAATAGGGATCGGCAGCTTGGCCGCCCTGTGAATAT